AATACGTTTATTTACGGCAGGAGAACGATAACCACTATTCACTCTAATTGGCTTTCCTAAATGCTCTCTAATAGGCTCAAAACAATTAATAGCCAATGCCATAGCTTTAGCAAGTTGCCCAGAATTCATTGAGTTGCTTATTCCGTAGTTTGTAGCAGCATCTGAACGCTCAAATTCTGCTCTACTTAAATGCTTACTTAACTGCATATTACTATTAGGTAAGTTACTCTTTAGTAAGTTGTGATAGTGTAGCCGTAACTCCACCGATTGCTAACAAATAACTACTCGCCGTAATTAATGCTGCCGGTAAAGCTACAGGTGCTGCGATTATAGCTGCTCCTACTGCTCCTGCAATGATTCCTACTCTTTGTACTTTCTTCCAAAACTTAGGAGTTTTAGACTGCCATCTTTCTTTTAGTTCCATATTTCTTTTTATCAGGTAAAATACCTACCATTAATTCGCTAAATTGTACGTGTTTATCTAATTGTCTTTTGCTTGTTTGTATTCTATCTTCCATCCAATCGTATAGCTTTAACTCTACTCTTTCAAGTTTAGATTCTAAAACCTCAAACCTTTTAGTAAAAAAGCTATACATTAAGAATATTACTAATACTAAAACACCTATTACTCCGTGTTTCTTTATAGCTTCTATTATAGGTATTAGTGCCATTTGTAAAATTAATTTATTGGTGGGAATGGTGGTGTAGGTTTAGGATTGTAAGGAATTAAATCCAAGTCCTTAACCCATAGAAAATCTACGTTTGTGCAGAAGTTCATCTCTTCAGTTGAGATAATCCAATTATCATCAGCATCTTGAATAGGATTGAAGTAGCTATCCTCAGTGTATTGCTGACCTACTAATTCATCTTTCTGTACCTCTGTAAGCAGTCCTACATATTTAGGATATTCTGCTTGTGTTATGTCTGTTAGTTTCATTATACTTGTCTTGATAATGTAGTTTGAAACGCTTGTACCGCAGTGTAATAGTTAGCGGCATCCGTAGCAGTAAAATTAGAACCAAATCCACCAAATGCTAACTGTCTATTTGAATATCTTGGTGATGCTAAATTACCCCAATCTGAGAATATCAAATCTTTATTAGTCATTGCAACAGCTAAATAAGTGGTATTTATTAATGACGTTGAATTTCTAAATGCTCTTCTTCCGTTAGAAGAATTATTAAAGAAAATATAATTACCTCTTGAATCTGAATTAGCAACTGTTATCCTTTCATTTACCCTCGGAATATCCATATATAAAGAACCTGATAATCTTGTCAATACTTCTACTGCTACAGTAGTATTAGTTTCATTATATGCACCCAAATCAGATAATAAACCATCTGAATCTGTTCTACTATAAAAATTCAACATATAATCTGTACCAAAAGACGAAGCTAAAATACCAGTGTTTGCATAGGCATTTGTTCCATTAGGTAGTGAACCTGTACTTGAATGTGTCCATCCTCCTACAAAACTTAATTGATTAGCTGCCGTATTCATAAAGTTATATGAATGCTTGACTGAAGTACCTCCAGCAAATGGATATAATGCAGTCATCTTTGCAGTCAGTCCATAGGTAGTTAAGTCTGTCTCAAGTGTATTTAACGCACCTAAGATAGTTAAGTCTGTTTCTCCCGTAGCAGCTATCCACGCAGTTGTTAGTGTGCCGTATGATGGCCCACTTGGCTGCACTAAATATGGATTGATTATCATACTCTTGTTCCTATGATAGTAACTTTCAAACCTTTTGCTGTGCCATCACCAATTTGGTCAATGTCTATTGTTATCTCAGCATCATCTGCCAATGCACTATCAGATATAACCGCAGCAGTTGCAGCAGTTGTAGATGTCTTTTCAGTGTTGTCAATTGTCAGCTTTGTTGATAGGATAGTTGTACCACCTTCATTGATGTCAACAGTGAAGATACTACCTGATGCTTGAGCAGTAGAAAGAGATGCGCGAACCGCAGTAACTGTCATTGCATAAGGCATTCTAAAAGTAACCTTTGCAGTACCTGTAGTAAGTGCCGTAGTTTCATCTGACGCAGCTACTTGCACCTCAGTAGGCAAACCACTTTGAGCAAATGTCTTAACGTTTGCTCCTGTAACTCTCTTAGTAACGTACGATGCACCGCTAACCTCAGATATAACCATTAAATCCGTAGCCGCAAGTGCTGCGCCTTTAGCCGTTAGTTCACTTATTTTCTTTTCTGCCATTTTGTATTTTTTATCGTTCTAATAATGTTTCGCCTGAATAAGAAGCATCGTATATCGCTCCAAATCCACCGCTATTAAATAATGTTTCGTCTATTAGAAAGTCCTCTGCTTCTGTAACAAAGAAATCAGAATTCTCAGCAAGTAGGTTAGTAGTCTCTAAACCACCGCTGCTTCCATCTGCTCCCCAACTAATCGTGTTAAGAACGCCTTGTCCCCATCCTATTGTGTTCGCCATCTTTCTCTACTTTCTTTAAGTATAACTTTAACTTTTGTATATTGTTTTCTTTTACCTTGTACTTCTTCATAAATACCACCCATTTAAGTTATTCTCTCCTCGTGGGTACATATCACCGTTTGAATTAGAATTATACTCTGGGAAAGATGCCGTGTTAAAATTAATGTAGTCTACAAACCTTTGTGTATAGTGTTGTGCTATTTGTCGTTGCTTTTCTACTAAGAAATCTACTTCGTTTTTTTCTACCGTAGTAGCGTTCTCTGAATCGTGTTTATATACTCCTTTGTTAGCAATCGTATAAGCAGCAAAAGGTAAGTATTCAACCATCGCCCAATGTATAAGCATAGGCTTTATATAGTCAATTAAAAGATTGTTATACGCACTTGGTATTGTATAGATTGAACTGATTGTTACGGCTCCATTTGTACCACCTGCTACCGTTGCAGTATTTCCAACTTTATAACCCGTTCCTGCCGTGTTTATTGTAGCGTTTGTAATTAACCCTGCCGCAGCAGTAATATTTAATTTTAAACCCGTTCCCGTTGCGCTTGTTGTACTTCTGTCTGTTCCCGTTGTATAACCTGTTCCTTGATTTGTTACAGTTATTGCCGTTGGAATTCCTGACGTAGCTAAAGTAATTTCATCTTTGATTCTATTCAACAAGTCTGTACCTAACATAGTTTGTATGTGTACATCCTGCGCTATTTTGATAAATTGAATTAGCTTATCTGTATCAATATTTCCATTTGCTGCAGTAAACTTAACTAAGTCTGTTCTCGATATTAAAAGTGCTTCCGCCATTGTTATTTTTCTTTTGGTAAAAATCCTTTGTTCGGCATATCTATAGGTCTTGTAGAAACTAAAGATGGATTCTTAATTACATATCCAAATGCTTCAGCTTTTTTACCTGCTATAATTCGTGCATTAGGATTGTTTACATCTATTCCTACTCCTTCAAAACTTGCATATACTCGCTTATTCCATCTGTGATGCCAACCACCACCACATTTGTAAAGCCAAATATCGTAAGTATTTGCTCCTCGTGGACCCCAACCTTCATTAACTATTTGGTTACCCATTTGAAGTATGTCTTCTTTACGATAAATCTTATTAGCTGCAATCATATTTTTACAGAACTTTCTACTTTTTTCTGTAGTATCTCCAGCATAAACGTAACGAGTAATAAACTTAACACCATCTATATTTTCATCTTGTTCAGATTTAGAGTTAGGTCTTGCAGTTCCTGTGCTAACTAAGTTAACTATTCTGTCAAATAAAGACAATTTAACGCCGTTAGAAAGCATTTCGTTTTCTTTATCGTCATTATCATAGTCTACCTCGTATTCGTCTATTAGAAGCCAATTATCGTTAGGCAATTCCCCTTTGTCTATTAAAGCGTTAGAAATAAGGTCGTCGTGTTTACTTAACTGCGTTCCTGTTTCTTCTGCTACTTGCTCTTCAGTTTGAGCATTCTCTAAATCTGTAAATTCAAGTGGTTTAAGAGTTCTAAAAAATAGATTAAGACTGATTCCGTTAACTGCTAACATTCTATCAATAGCACTAAGTAATATTTCTTGTTTTGGTCTTACAACTAAGTTATCAAATAACACAAAACTATTCTGTAACTCATCCGCATTTGAACTAAATCCATTTGTTGAAGCAATACCGAAAAGCAAAGGACTTGTAACGTTATGTGATAACATAATCTTACGCATACATTCGTCACTTAACTGATTGTATAAATCGGGAGCATTGTCTACAGGAATAGAATCTATTGTAGTTTTACTTTCAGCGTTGTTATTAAATGCTACGATTACTCGTTGACCATTTGCGCCTGTAAGTTTAGACATAACCTTAGAAGAAATAATATCTTGCTCCTCTGGTGTTGGTTGCCCATTATTGAAGTTTACTACCGTGCGTGAACTAAATGAAGATTGAACCTCAGAAATTAAATAGCTTGAAATCTCTTCTTCTAACACTGCGTAAGGTATGCCACCTTGATAATCTACATAGCTAAAGTATTTCATCCCTACCGAATAAGGTTGAATGAACATTATTTCTACTTGCTCATTACCAAATCCAAATGCAGGAATTCTCTTAGGTGCGTAGTTTCTTAAATCTTCCCAATTATCTGAATAATAGTAGGCTTCGATTTGTCCGTCTTTATTGCACTTCTCAGGTGCTAAAAGATGCACAGGAATATGATACGCCTTTAATACTTTGCTTCTATCCTTAGAATAATGTACCTGGAACGCTGCTTGTCCTAACATCTCAAAATCTAATACTACTTTACGCATATCGTCTGCGTTAATCATAGCCATCATCTGAGCGTACTCGTTAGGCTTTCTTGAAGCATCTACTGCGCTTAAACCTTTGCCATATACCAAACGGCTAATATTGTTTATAATAGCGTTATTAGTAGTAGAGTTTTTATATCTATCAATTAAGAACTGATAGTAAGAGTTGTTTTCTCCATACGTTACCCACTCATTCTTCTTTGATTCCTCAATGACAGGCGCTTCGTATTTTGCTAAATTTAAGATGTGTAGATTACTCATAAATTATAAAGTCGTTTGTTGTGGTCGAACTTACATATTGACCATTGTTTACGCTAAATGATACCAAAGGCTGATTAGTACAAAATATCTTGTCTTTAAATACTATATCACTCCCGTTTTTTAATACCAACATATAGAAATGATTTTCAACTAAATCAAATATAGCTTCTATAGTGTGGTAATATTCACCTACCGTAGAATCGATTATAGTTACAACCTGCGTATCATTTGTTTGCTCGTCAGTTAACTCCAAAGTATCATAGCTCTCCTCTCGTGGAATGAAGCTAATAATTTGGCTTGTAGCTGATACATTTAATACTATCATACTATATTAACTTAAACACTTCGATATTGTTTTAAAAAAGAAAAGGGTAACCGAAGCTACCCTAATCCAACTATTATGAAAGAAAAACTATACAGTTACAATAGTGGCGTTAGAAAGAACCGTTCTAAGTCCTACCTCAGTTGAACAATTTAAGAAGTTTGCAGGGATATTCTCCATTCCTGTGAACGTCAAAGTGTACCCAGAAAAATCCCCAAGTGCCGTTCCGTTAGAGATAGTACCCGCAGTTACATCCATTCCTCTCTCTACACCTGCAAGAAAGAACTGATTGTTTCTGTTTCTTACCACGATGTGAGGACGTCCGTAAGCAAGTAACTTAACCATTTTATGGGTGGCTACATCTTGCTTTTTCAAGTTAGCAACTAAAACCTGCTCTACAAAAGTAGTTCCGTTGTCTCTTGAAGAGTTTATCGTTTGCTCAAAAGAGTTAGTTCCTTTAAGTTCGAATTTATACACGTTTGTTACGTTGTTAATGTCATCAATAACATCCGTGTTGGTAACGTTATACGTTAAATCATTTGGGTAAGAATAGTCTCCGTAATTGATAATGTAGATAGCATCTAAACCACCTACCGCATCTTTACAAGGCTCTATTCTTCCGTTTGCGATATCACAACTCATTTTTTTAAGTTTTAAATATTATAAAAAAAAGGGTGGTAGATATTCCACCACCCTCGTTATTTTATTGGTTAAGATTAGTTAGCTGAGTTAGTTACACCGTAAGTAACACAATCCCCCGCGAAGCCATATTTGGCGTCCGCTGTGAAACGCATAATTACTCTTACGTTTTGAGAACCATCAAGGTCTGCCATATCGATAACTTTAACTTCATTCAAGTCAGAAAGAAGACCCGTAGCGAAGTGTAGGTTAGAAGACTGAGTTAAAAGACCTCTGTTGTCATCAAGACCATAAGCCAAGAAGATTGGAATACCATCGAATGAAAGTGAACCGTTAGTATACCAC